ATACAACAAATATTTTAATTCCTACACAATATAGTTACTTTGTTTAGAAAAAAGAACGCAAAGAAAAAAAACGGGGTACAACAATGTATAAACCACATTAAAACGATGGTTTATACCCCACCGTTATGTGTAAGTGTTCCGTTCATCGTTCTAATCAACATTTCGGTTGAAAATTTTAAAAGAAAAATTCTACCTACTATTTAAAGAATTGTTCAGGATATTTTTTTCTCCTTTCACTAAACCAAGTTCCGTTTAAAGTTTCTATATAATATTCTAAACCAGTATGTTTTTTTGGTCTTTTATTAGAATAATTAACCCAACCATATTTGGTGAATTGTTCATAAGTTGGGTCTATCTTTGTTCCATCTTTTAATTCAATCCAAGTATGTTGTTGTGGTATATCGTCACCATGTTCCCAATCTACATACCCCTCTATTACAAAAAAATCATTTAATAGTTTAGGATTTATATCATTGATTTTCAAAACAAATTCTTCCGCAAAATGGACACAAGAACCAAATTTATCACAGTACATTTTTTTAGAAAGTTCTTCAGCAACATCGTGTAAAGTTTGATATTTTACACTTTCATTCAAAAATTTTTGTATCGTAGTTTTAATAAATTGTTTCAAATCTTTCATTTGTTTTCTTTATATATAAATAGATTAAAATGATGAAATCCTACCGTTCTTTTTCTTTTAAAATTTTTGTTCAGTTCTTCAATTATACATTATTCCTTAATTAACCACACCTACACATAACAGCATGTATATGCAAGTGGCGGTTCATTGGTTTATTTAACATTCGTTCTTCTAATTTACTTATGTGATATAGTCAAGTTTTGTGCTTCTAAACGCCACCTGACATATACACGCAAAACGATAGAAAACATTACAACAGACATGTATTTTCTACAATCCATTCTATATTCTTCATTTCTATCCAAATTTAAATAATGATATGCTATCATTAAATCTTTCCAATCTTTAGTATATTCATTTGTTGAAGATAATAATAAATTAATATCAGTAATAAGTTTATCAATAGTTATTGTTGTTTTCATATTTCAAAATTTTTAGTGTTTAAGTTTATTTAATTATACGAAGAAATGTTACAAATAGTATTTGTTTAACTATTCTTATTTTTATAAAATTGTTTAATACCCAAATAATCTTTAATATTTGTATTTGGATTTAGTAAATCACCAATTAAATATTTTCGTATATATGTTGAAAAATATTTTGGTTCTTTTTTTATTGCAATATTATAAACTTCTTGTAATACATTATAATCGGGTAAAATAACAATATATGGTAAATTCTTTCCCCTAATATATTTTTTCAATCCATTACTATTGTTGTAATAAGGTACATTGTCAATATAAAGTTCATTTTTATTAACCACCCAACTATGTTGTTTTAAATATATTAACAGACTATTTAAACTACAATATTCATTAGTAAATGGTGTTCCTATATAATCATATATAAAAGCCATTTGAACTATTTTACCATGAATATCAAACAGTAAATGTCCATTATTGTAAACATAATAAAAATTTTCGGGTTTAATTAATTCTTCATTTTCCAATAAAGAAATAGGGTTTATTGACTGCTAATAAAATATTTAACAATCTTACACAAAAATAAATAAAATTTAACAAATATTTAACATAAAATTTGTACTTTTGACAAATTAAAAAGTATATATATGAGAAAGCAAATTAATAAAGTAATGGAGAACTTAAAAAATAAATCGTTGAAGGTGGTTCGAGTTGATAAAACCGAATTTGAACTCGATAACGGTGATGTATATCCAATTCCATTCGAGTTGGATGTCGATGAGGATATATCGATTGAAGAATTCCAGAAGATTTTGGATTCTTCGAAAGAGACTATCCTAAAAATATTGGATAAAACGAATGAGTAAACTATTAACAATACAACGAGTATCAGATATTATTGGTGTAACCAAAAAAACGTTAAGAATATGGGATAATGAAGGTAAACTAACTTCTGTTAAAACGATTGGTGGTCATCGTAGGTATAGGGAGGATGATGTTAATAAATTTATCGGTGAATTAAAAGTAGAAAGTATTTCAAACTCAGTAGTCACCTACGCTCGTGTAAGTTCACATGAACAGAAAACCAAAGGTGATTTGGATAGGCAGTCACAACGGCTATCCGAGTATTGTGCAAAGAAGAAGTACGTGGTTCATCACATTATTAAGGATGTAGGTTCTGGGTTGTCAGATACTCGAACTGGATTTGTGAGAATGGTTGACTTGGTGATTAAGAAGAAGATAAATAAAGTAGTTATTGAGAACAAGGATAGGTTAACCAGATTCCAGTTCAACTTGATTAAGGTGTTCTTCAACAGTTATGACGTAGAGATTGAATGTGTGGATAACGTAAACATATCGAATGAGGAAGAGTTTGTGAATGATATCATGATGCTCATGGCATCGTTCTCTGGTAAATTGTATGGAAAGAGAAGTGTTAAACGCAAGAAAGAGATTAAAGAACAAAAATTGAAAGATAAATTAAACTAAAATAATTGAAACTATGAGAAAAATAATTTTAATTGCATTAATACTATTATTTGGTGTTATATGTAAATCACAGGTGACTTATAATAGTAGTTGGACTATTAATGGAAGTAGTAAATTCGAATCTAAAATTAAAGATAGAATCATTACTATATCTGATAATGAAATATCAATAACCAATTTTATTGGTGGTACTGAAACACAATATCTTGTGGTTAATAAAACCATTGATAAAGATTGGGGATTAGATGGTGTGTGTAAAACATACTATTGTACTACCAAAGACGCAGATTTTATTAATGGTTATCAAAAGGTCATCATTTATACCAAGTACGATACTATGATAATGGCTATGTTTGCAGATGAAATTACTGTCTTTACATACAAATTCAATCTAAAAAGATAATTATGAAAAAATTATTAATTTTAATACTGTTTACTATAATTAGTTTGGTTAGTGTATCACAAACATTATACTATTCGGATTATTGTGGTTTTAAGGTAAAACCAATTGGTGGTGAATACGATGAACTTAAAATCGAAACTAAGGATAGAGTGATTATACTTGGTGATGAGTTAATTACTATATCAAGATTTATGCATGGTGAAACAACACAAGCGTTCAAAGTAGTTAAAATTGATATTGATGAAAATGTTAATAAGACATACTACTGTGTAAGTTTCAATAATGGAATATTACCAGATTTACAAAATATAACAATTTGGAAAGTTAAAAACATATTAGTATTAACATTTCCAACCAATACTCAAACATTACAAATACGATTTAATTTGAAATATCAATAATGAAACTAATTAGGTCAACCAAGTGTAGTCTGAAATTTTCTACACTGAAAAAGAAGAATGAGTTGTTAATCATCTTAGACGAATACTCTAAGGTGGTTAACTTCTTCATCAACTATTTCTGGTTGAATCCTAACATCATGAGCAAAGGTATTCTACTTAAACCTGTTGTTGATTTACCTACAGAAACTTGGTTATCTGCACGATTACGTAAGGTTGCTGCACGAGAAGCAATAGATATGATTAACGCCAGCAAGGAACGTTGGAAGGACAAAGCGGTTATTCCTGTTCATAAAGGTAACAGGATGTACGTAAGTTGTACCATTGCAGATTTAATACCAAGTAAATTATCAACAGAGTTCGATGCTTGGTTACACCTTGCATCAATCGGTAACAAGAAGATATTAGACCTACCGATTAAATATCACAAGCACTTTAATAAGTACAACCTAATTGGTAAACGACTGAATTCGTATATCATCACCAAGAACTACGTTCAGTTTAGTTTTGAGATAATAACTCAACCTAAACGTGAAGGAAAACTTTGTATCGGTATAGATACTGGTATTAATGCGTTAGCAAGTTTGAATAATGGTAAGCAGTATGGTTTAGATATCAAAGAGTGTATTGAACGAGTTAAACGTTGTCAGCAAGGTAGTAAAGGATATTACGTGGCAAAACGAGCATTGAAACAGAGAATTGATGAGGTTGCCATTGAAATAGTAAATACAGAGAACCCAGACTTGATAGTTGTTGAAAAACTAAAGAGCATGGGCAAGAAGTCAAAAGCCAAACGTCTATTGGCTAAAAGTATTAGACGTTCTATCGGAACATGGAACTGGAAGTACTGGTTGAAAAGGTTGGAAGCGCAGTGTGAAACTAATCGTATTAGTTTTCGCAGTGTAGTACCTTACTACACCAGTACGACCTGTCCTGTATGTGGTCACTCCGATAGGGGGAATCGATTGGGAGAATTATTCTTGTGTCTAAAGTGTGGTCACAAAGACAATGCGGATATCAACGCTGGCAAGAATATTTTGAATCGATTTCTCACAGGACAATACGGTGTCTGTTACAAAGAATTGAATGTTGTGCAGAATTGTGCAAGTTTAATTTAACGGTTTATCATATATTTTTCAATAGGATAATTTCTATTTCTATCCAATATCCAAGGATGTTCCTTTTTTATTATTTCCTTAAATTCGGGTTTATAAAAATACGGATAGGATTTATGAATACCCTTACCTTTTAATTTGGCATTTTTAATTTTATTATTTTCTGAAATTACTTCTAAATTAATATTAGGAAAATCAGAAAACAATTGAAACTTTTTAGTTTCTTTTGTGGTTGTTTGTGATGATAATAGTTTCATAGTTATTAGTGTTTGTTTATTTAGTTTTACGAAAAAAATAAAATATTGTTTCAAATTTTTTACATTTTCATAATATCCAATTCATCACCAATTTCTTTAAGTACATTAGCCAATCTTTTGGCAAGATTTATTAATGCTTCTTTTTCTAATGAATTTAAATATCTATCTTGTGTTTTTTCCGTACAATCTTCAATACACGTTGGTTCTCTGCTTTCTTCATCTTCAAATTTTTCAAAGATATATATTCCCGATAAATTTCTTTTTTTAATTGACATGATAATATTTTTTTATTTAAAAATTTCTTTAACTAAAACATAACACTTATCAATTGAAGTATTTATTTTTTCTTTTACTTCATCGTTAATCGTTATTTTATTAGTTGCTACTAAAACAACTAAAACAACAATAATAAGTAGTGCAAGTTTAATTAATCGTTTCATAAATTTTAGCGTTTTTATAATATACGAAAAATAGTAAAATATGTTACGTTAGTTGATTTTTTTTCCACTATAATTTCTTTTTTTACTACTTAAATATGTTGGTTTATATTTTGGTTCTTTACCATCAATCCAAGGACTTTCAATCCAATAATATGTACTATCACTTGGATTCATTCTAATTTTAATATCACCATTAATGGCATCACGTTGTCCTTCAAAATATGCTTCTTCCATCATAATTTGAAGACCATCTAATGGATTGCAGGAACAAATGAACATTGTTGTTATTCCCAAAAACAACAATATTACTAATTTATTCAATAATAGTTTTTTCATATTTTATTCTGTTGGTTTACCTGTGAACATAAAAATTGGTTTAATTATATCATTTTTAAAAACAGGAGATAATTTCCAATCATTTGGTGAAATTGATTTATAAATCATTTTCATTGATTGTGATAAATTGTAAACACAAGAACTTTCATCCATATTTGGATGAATATCCAATGTTTCCATTTCAAGAACTTGAAAACCAATAAGTTTTTTTTTAATTTTTTGTTCTAAACAGTATTCACTAATTTCATATCCATAATCATATAAATCGGATGTATATTCCAATTTAGTAATATAACCACTTTCAATATCTTTTAAAATTAAATTAGCAATTCTTTTTTTGATTTTTTTTACATGTTTATAATCATCAACAATCATTTCAATAAATTCTTTTGATAATTCTTCATTTTCATAAAGAAAAGTACCCTCAATATGTATCAGAAAAATTGTATCTGCCATTTCTTTTGCAAATTTTTTTACATCTTTTTTATTAAAATTATCTGTTTTCATAAATTAAAATTTAGATTGTTTTTAATTTCAAAGTACAATGTTCCTGACAATCATTACACCAACAATCTTCTTCTTCATTACTTACTACATCACCAATTTCATTGGTATTCGGATTTACCCATGTTTTAACTTCAATATCTTCGCTACCGCATTCACTGCAAACTAAAATTGTATTTTCCATGATTCAAAATTTTTAAGTGTTATAGTTTATTTAATTATACGAAAATAAAAATACAATGTTACAAATATTCAGGAAATTCATCACCCAATGCAATTAACATATAATTTTCTGCAATATCAATATCAAAATCTTCAACAAATTGTGAATATATTGATGATATGCTGTACAATGTTTCATAATCACCATCATTGGAAATATCATTTAATTTTTCAGAATCACAAGGTTTAATTAATTTACCTTGTTTTATTTTAATTTGTGCTTCACGAATTGCACAATCAATTGCTTTTTCTAAACTAGACACGATAAATTATTTTAATTAAAAATCAATTGTTTCTTCTTCAATATTTGAATTATTTGCTTTATGATAATCATATAGATTTTTTAAATCGAACATTGTTAATGTTTCAAGAAAATCACGATTTAATTGATTATCTGAATCTGTACATTTAAGTATAAATTCGATATATTCTTTTCTTTTGTTTTCCATTTCACAAAATTTTTATTGTTTTTGTTTATACGAAATTTAAAATGTAATGTTATAAATAATCAAAATTATTGTCAATATTAATACTTTCAATAAATCTACGAAATGCAATTGAAACATCACAATCATTCCAATTTTCCGAATCTGCTGTATCACAAACGTCATTATACACAAATTCTAAAATACTATTATGATTAGTTGGTTTATCAATACCAATATTTTGGTAAATATTAAACAACAAACGTTCAATTTCATTTTAGTTATTAAATTAATATACAATACCTAATTCTCCAAGATTGTTATTTAAAATAACAAAATCGTCTTTACAATGTTTTTCTTTAATGATATCTACAAGTTTTTGCAATATTGGTTTTGGAAAATTAGATAATTTATGTATTTGTTTAAAATAAAAATAATGGGATTCATCTGTTTTTTTACCTACAACAATTGCACTTTCCATTAATTTATACATTTTCTTTAATTCTCTTTTTTTCAACCATTCAAAAAAAATTTCATCAATTATTTCTTCAAGAGTTGGTTGAATTAATATTTCATCTATAATTTTAGATTTTCTATGGGGTAAAGATTTAAAATATTTATTAACTTCATTAAGCAATTGATTATTTTCTTTAGAATTGCCATAATAATTGGTACAACCGCCCCAACCATCATTAGTACATTCACCCACTAATTTACCATTAATATACAAATTGGCAATGAAACATGAAGTTTCTTGACTCATTCTTTCATTGTAGTCAATTTTTTTTTGTTCAACTTTATATTTTTCCATTTCAGTAAAATTTTATTGGTTATAGTAAAAGATTATACGAAAAAGATATTGAATTGTTATAAATTTAACAACTTATTTTTTGATATTTCTAAATATTGATACATCTTATCCGTTTGACAAAATTTACATTCATAAATTAAAAATGAAACATTGCCATAATCAGGATTTAATGATATATAATATTCAATCATTTCATTAGTTTGACAAAATTTATATTCATAAATTAAATGAGAAATATCATCATAATCAGGATTTAATGATTTATAATATTCAATCATTTCTTTTGTTTGAAAAAATTTACAATTTTTAATTAACCAAGAAACATTATTATAGTCAGGATTTAATGATATATAATAGTTAATCATTTCCTGTGTTTGATATTTTTTACAATTAGCAATTAGCAATCAACCAAGAAATATCCTCTTTTGTACCGTTTAATTTCTCAATAATTTCTAATGGGTTAAATAGTTTATATTTACCATAATTATCCATTATGTAATTATAGTATTTTTTACATGGTTTATTTTTTAAGTCTTTTAGTTTAATTAAAATTGTTTTCATTTTATTTAAAATTAATTAAAGTTTTAATGATTCTAAATAATTATACATTTTTTTTGTTCTACAATTTTCATAATTAAAAATTAACCAAAAAACATCATTATAATCAGGATTTAATGATTTATAAAAATCAATCATTTCATCAGTTTGACAAAATTTACAAATAGCAATTAACCATAAAACATCTTTATAATCAGGATTAAGAGATTTGTAATAATCCAACATTTCTTGTGTTTGATATTTTTTACAATTAATAATTAACCAAGAAACATCAGCATAATCACCATTTAATTTTTCAATAATTTTTAATGGGTTAAATAGTTTATCTTTACCATAATTATCTATTATGTAATCATAATATCTATCACATGGTTTATTTTTTAAGTCTTTTAGTTTAATTAAAATTGTTTTCATTTTATTAAGCATATTCAAATTTCAATACATTAGTTTGAACATTATTTTTATTTACAAGTTTTTCACTTTGAACATTGTTACATCTAATATCATTAGGTTGAACAACAAAACATGATTTTATTACTTCTTTTTTAGCATCTTTATTGGCAATATGTTTAAATTTCAACCCAACGATAACACCTTTTATCAGTATTATCACCATTAATTACTTTATATCCGTTAAATGTTTTATTTTTTATTTAAAAATAATTATTCGTTATCATTTTCCATATAAATTGCGTATGTTTCAATAATTTTCAAAATTTCATCCAATACATCAATAGGAAGTTCCTCATATTCGTATCTATTGTATTTAATTTCAATTTCATCGTCATATACAATAGTTTCAATACCATCAATTTCAAAAATTTCAACCAATTCAATAATATTACCAATATTATTTAAAACAGGCGATGAATCTAATTTAAGTTCACTTGCACTAGTTGAACCCCATTCATCAATAATACTTTTAATTCTTTCAATTTTTGATTCTTTGTCAAAATATTTATAGGTTAAATTAACCTTATTAACAATATCAATTAAAAATGAAAAATGAATAGGTAAAATATCATTGTTTTGAGCAATAAGATATTCACTAATGGAATAAATAATTGATTCTTCACATGATAAAATTTCCTCAACTGAAGAATATTGATTAATATTATTTTCTGTTTCAGTTGGAATTACAACGATTTTTAAATTATCAATATTCATAATCATTCAATTTTATTGGTTTATACTATATGATTATACGAAAAAAAATATAAAATGTTATATTTTGTCGCAAATATTTAATAAATATACGACACAACATAATTTATTGTTGTACCATTTTTGGCAATATAAAAACCATAACAAATTAATTCATCTTCTGTTAATTTTTCGGTTTCTATAAAACCAAATTCTTTGCATTTCTCAATGTAATGTTTTTCTGCAACATCTTTAACATCATCTGATAATTGTTCTTCATAAACACCAAACGAATCAATTGATTTGACAATGTTATCGTTTATAACAATAATTGATAAAATTTTCATAACAGTTCAATTTTATTGGTTTATACTATTTGATTACACGAAAGAAAATTAAACTTTTCAAATATTTATACATTTCATCGGTTTGACAATATTCACAATATTTAATTAACCTTAAAACATCTTTATAATCAGGATTAAGAGATTTATAATAATTCAACATTTTTTGTGTTTGACAAATTTTACATTCACTAATTAACCAAGTTAGTGGCAATACTCAGAAGCCCTCCGAACAGCGACATCATAATATTGTTTTTCCTTTTCTATTCCAATTGACCTTCGATTTAATTTGATACAAGCCAAGTTTGTTGTCCCTGAACCCATTGTGTTGTCTAAAACAATTTCATTTTCTTTTGTGTATGTTCGCACAAGCATTTCCATTAATTCAATAGGCTTTTCAGTCGGGTGCAATTTGTTTAATCTCGGATTAGCAAGTTCATAAATGTTTATAGGGTAATACATATCGGAATAGTTTTCAAAACCATCTTTTAATCCGCTTCCTACAACCCTGCTTTTTTCTTTTGCTCCACCACGTTTTCGCATCTTACCTTTTCTCATTATAGGATAATAGTTACATTTACCATTACTAAACACCACAATATCTTCATCAATTTGCAGTGGCATATATTTAGCGTTTTGAAAACTACCACTTTGTTTTTTATTCCATACCCATTTATGTTTGTAGTTCTTTACATTGCTCATTACTATTGCAGATGTAAATGGCTCTCTACCAAATAAACAAATTGCACCGTTTGGTTTTATAATCCGGTTGTATTGCTCCCACAATTTATCGAATGGCAATACACTATCCCACTTACAAGCAGTAGTTCCATAGGGCAAATCGGCAATAATCGCATCAATTGATTTATCCTCAATAAAAGGAAAAACATCGAAGCAATCAGCGTTCACAAAAATACTGCCACTAACTTCGGCTATATGCAATGCCTTATTTTGTGCTTCGTATTTAAATTTTTCTATATCCATAAGTTTCTACTTCGTATTAAGTTTTGTGCAAGTTTGTCGGCACTGCACATAGCCGTAGCCGTTGTATGCAAGGCTAAGACCGTGCACTTAATCAACATTTGTGGGTTCATCCGTAAAAGAAAAAAGCCCACGCTCTTTTGCTTTTTCAAGGCAATTAGGGTTAATATCACAACCAATAAAGTTCCGTTTCAAATCTTTGCATACTTCGGCAGTTGTAAAACTACCAGAATAAAAGTCTGCAACTAAATCACCTTCGTTGCTGCTTGCTTTTATTATTCGTTCAATTAGTGCTTTGGGTTTTTGAGTTTGATACATTTGTCTTTCATCATCGTTTTGAAAAAAACCACTTTTATCTTGTAATCCTTTTATATTCCACCAATCCTGTAAACTACTTCCGTATTGATTTAATTGTTTATTAAATGTGTATTGTTCTGTTTTTGTATAAAAGTGAATATCATCGTGTGTTCTCCGAAAGTATTTTTTACCGTGTCCACCACCTGCTCCGTAACACCAAACAATAGTATTTTTAAAATTATCATACCCAAAAATATCATCCATCATACAACGAACCCAATGTGAAATTCTCCAATCCATTTGCAAATAAATACTACCTGTTGGTTTCAATATTCGGTGCATTTCTTTTATTCGTGGTACATAGTGGCTTTCAATTTCACTTCTTATGGGTTTCAAATCTTGGTAGTCTTTAAACTTCCTGCCAGTTCCATAAAGTATATCACAATAAATTAAGTCTATCGTGTTATCTTTAATTTCTGCCATCAATTCTAAATTGTCGCAAATTCTCAAATCTAAAAACCCATCCCCATTTTTTTCTTTTACTATCATTCGTTCATTTAATTAAGTTTGTACTAAATTATCCGCCCAGCATATAACAAGTTGTATATGTCAGTTTTGCCAATTGGCTTTTGTGCTTTTAATGAGAGTATGTGTGTGGCAAAACCGAACACATACAACCATCCGGTATTCCATTATCAATATTTAAATTATTCAAAGCAATTAAAATTGCTTTATCAGATAAACCATTATCATACCAATCAATTGGGCTTATAATATTACAAGCACCACCCCTTGAAGTATTTTTAAATTCATTTAATAATACTTCAGAAATAAATTTTCCTGTAACACCTTTCTGACATGCAATTAAAAGTGGCAATTCTTTTGAAATCTTATACATTTTATTAATTTCTTTTCGAATTGCAACAATCTGTTCATCCCTACTATGATAATAAGTCGCACTACTCTTACTACCAGATGCAACAGTAAGACCATCAATTAAAGTTTGTTTAATAGTTCCCAACATTTTTTGGGTTAAAACTAAATTTTCCATAATTAAACCAATTTAAAATTATAATATATTTTACGAATGTATTTAAAAAATGTTACAAAAAAAGCAAAAAAAAAGAAGTAACTTGGTTATATTTTTTTGTAAATATATTTGCACATATTACTGAAAATACATCCAGTTCTTCTTCTATAAAAAAGGGAATAGTTTAGAAATATTTTCTTTTTTTGCAAGTTTAAACTACTTGTGCCTAAACCAATTCGGCTAATTATCCATTATGGTAGGATAATATCGGATTCGAACCGATATTTACTGTAAACATTTCTAGTTTTCCCAAACTGCGGGGAGTGTAGGACTCGAACCTACAAATCATTGTATCCAAAACAATTGCATTTTCCTAACTGTAAATACTATTAGTTCTTATATCAAATAAGTAATTGTATAATATTTTTTGTATTAATTTTGCTAACTCCCCATTTATATAAAGAACGTTTTTTTGTAGCGGTGATGGGAATCGAACCCATTTAAACCCAATAGGGACTCCGTGCTTATGAGGCAGGCGAGATACCATTTCTCCACACCGCAATTTCAAAAAACAGAAAATTTGTTTGTTATTTTTTTACAATGTTGGAATCGAACCAACAATATTTCATATTGTGAATGAACACTCTATCCATTGAGTTAATTGTACTGTATTAACAACCAGTTTCTGTTTACATATCTTAAAAGAACATATCTTCAATAATCACTGCAAAGATAAATAAAAAAAATTAAAATGCAAATTTTTAGAAAAATATTATTTGTAGATATAAATACGATAATTTTTATAAAATGTTACAAAATTTAATAAAATTTTCATTCTTTTTTTATAACATCTTGATTTTTACGTAATTTTTCTAATAATGATTCTATTTCATCATCATTATTATCAAAATAAATTTTATTATCTACCTTTAAATTATTAGAATTCGATTCTAAATTTAAGTTATTTTCTATTTCTTTTTCATCCAAATTATTTACATCATCTTTATTTTCATTCGTTTCTTCCCTGTTTTTTAACAATAAATCATTAATTCTATCAGATTCTTCTTTTTCTTTTAGATTATTTGTAGTGCAAATTGCTTCATGTATTTTCATTGTTGATGATTTTTCTTCTAACATTTTACTAGCCTTTTCATCAAAAGTTTCTTTATCTTTTTCATTATAATGTTTTAAATTTTTATATGTTTTTGAATATTTATATCTACTATCTTCAATTACAATTTGCATTGTGTCGTTATTAAAAATACAATCTTCAAATCTTTGACCATCTTGTGCAAATCTTGCTTTAATAATAAAAATATTTGCTAAATGCGCTTCTTTTTGTTCATCAGTTTTAGCGACACTCATAAAAAAATGTGATTTTTGAATTCTTTTTATATTACCACCTGATTGATGTGGTTCTATAAATTCTGCACCAAAACCAGAACGATTACTTTGAATAGCAGACCAAGCAGGAATATCTAAATCACCAGCAAGTGATTCAAATCCCTTTACAATTATTAATTCTGCATCATTTCTATCGTATGCTTTTTTGTGTGGTTCTAAACAATCAAGATAATCAAGAACCAATAAATCAAATTTAAAACCATATTTTTTTTCATAACCAATCATCCAATTTCGAATATCTAATATTGTTGTATTATCTTGACTAAATCTTTTAATAACTAACTTGCCCTTACCTTTTAATTGTTTTACTTTTTCATATACAACATTACTAACTCTTTCGTTTTCATCTTCATCATCCAATTTACTCAATGCTGATTTAGCCCATATTGTATAATGTTTACGTTTTATTTGGTCTTTAGTATCTTCAAATATTATTTGTGCTACGTTTTTTTCATTTTCATATGCAGTGTTTGCAATAACAGTTAATAAGGTTGTTTTTCCAACACCCGATGGAGGATAAACTAAACCAATTTCACCCCTACCCAAACCACCACCACTTAATGCATCAATTACACCAACACCAGTTGGTATTGTTTTTCTAAATTCTTTTCTTAATGCAATATCAATTCCTTCAATAACTTCTTCAGAATCATCTTCAGAATCAATCAACGATATTGTTCTTATTTTTTCTTCAATTAAACCAACAACATATTTATTTTTAATATCACCCGTTTTTACATTTTCATGAATATAATCTGATAATTTACGATATTCTTGTTGTTTAATAAAAATGTTTGTACTTTTTCTAATAACATCCCCATCATACAACATTTGCTTATTAATAATCCTTTCATTCCATAATTCAAGACGTTTAATTATAGAAAACAACGATTCTTCTTCTATTGAATTATTTGGTGTTTTATATGTATTTATTGCTTGATAAATGCTTTTATTCTGAAGATTAGGAACTTTTTCAAATTCTTTATAAAATTCTAAAATTATTATAAACAATCTTTTTAAAATTGGGTCATCAAAATATTCAATTTCTAAATTAAGAATTGTTTTTTCTGCAAATTCTGGTTCAACCAATAATTGCCACATTAATTTTTGTTGAAATTCATATCCCAAATATGCTGTAAATGTATTTTCTACAACACCATCCATTTTTTATATAAAATTATTGTTAATAAGAATATTGCATATTTATAATATCACACATTTTCATTTTTTCGAAAATCTGATTTGTAATATCAACAACACATTCAACAATATCAACAGACCATCGAACATCAGGATTAAATCTATCAACATAAAATAATCTTTCTACAATTGGATTGTCATTAACATATAACCCAATTTTACATTCAACACCTTTTATGATTTTATCTTCAATATGTAAAATGATTGGTTTTGGTTGATATTTTAATTCTTCTCTTTGTTTTTTAGGAAAAGAATTAATTATATGATTATTATAATTTAAAAAATCATAATGTGTTAAATTTTCTGAATTAATACTATCCTTACCTACATAATATATATGACTATATTGTTGTTTGGATAATAGTTTTTGTAATCTTGTTATTATTTTTGGTAAAATATCTCTAATATCCACTGAATATCTAACATACGGACTAAAAACATTTCCATCAAAAATTTTTTCACATAAAATTATATCACCCTGTGATAAAGAAAATTTAAAAATATTAACATCTTTTTCTTCCATTTTCGTATAATTTAAAAAGTTTTATTGTATAAAAATATATTATATTTTAATAATAAACAAAAAAAATATTATTTTTTATAATATTCAGTTAATAATTTTTTTTCATTCATAATTACAGTATAAAACGGTTCAACGTAATTAGGAAAAGTGCTACCATAAACACTTAAAAAATCATCTTCAATCATCATATTATACAAATTTTTACTCCCCCTATTTTCTGGAGATAATGGTACTTCTAATTGTAATAATTCTTCCTTTGCTTTTTCATTAAGTATTGGATTTTTTAAATTAACTAATTTATAATTTGTTTTTAATCTATTCACATTGTTCAATAAATTATCCAATGCCTTTATTGGTTTTTTATTTTCTTTTAATCTATTTTCATTAAATTCTTTTGCTTTAATACAAATTTCACGAACAGTCAATTTTTTAAATTTTAATTCTGGAAAATATTTCAATAAACTTTTTTCACCCAATCCATCAATACCTTTTATATTATCTGAAGCATCGCCACAAATTATTTTATAAACTAAAGCATTTGTATAATGATGACTAAAGTGCATAATATAATTAATTTTATTTATTGGTTGTTCTTTATTTGGAAATAAAATTAAAATATTTAAATCTAATAATTGAAGAAAATCTTTGTCATTTGAATATAATAAAATTTCTTCTTTATCATGATATTCAATACAATATTTTGCAATTAAATCATCACCTTCTATTTCGTCAACTTCTATTTGTCTTAAAAATAATTCTTCTGCATATGCTTGTATTCTTTTTTTCTGTTTTAATATTGATTCTTCTTTTTCTTTTTCTTTTTTTATTTCAACATCACTCATTTCAATTTTACGATACCATTCTTTGTTTTTTCTATTCGATTTGTAATTACTATCAATTCTATGTCTATATATTCCACTATTTTCACCATCCCAAACTAAAACAACTTTATTAATTTTATGTGTTTTTATTAATTTACGAACAGTTGTTAAAAATTGATATAATCCACCAATATGTCCAAATTTCACGGTGTAAGTATCTCTTGCACCGTGAAATGAACGTTGTAATAAGTATGATGAATCAACCAATAATGTCCTAATCTTCATCTTCAAAATCCATATGTTCTACAATATCATCTTCAAATGATATTTTTCCTTCCCCATCAATGTTCTTTGTTGAAAGAACTAAATCATTTTCATTAATAGAATCATCACCAAAAAGATTTCTAAAATAAAGAATATGTTTTTTCTTGAAATCAGGAATATCATCAGGATGTACAAAACCCAATGGTGTTGAAACAATTCTACCTTGCATTGATATACCACCCAACGGACCGTCAATATGGTTTTTTGCAACACCAATTTTTGTATCAATACCATATGAAACAACACGTTTTTTACTCTCAGCAACTGCTGCTTTAGTTCCATGTGTAATAATTCCACCAAAATGATATATTAACCTAGAACCTAAATACCAAGTTTCACCACCTTTATGTTTTACCACACCTTTATTCATATTATCAATCCAAATTTTTTGAACTGCTGCTACAGTATTTGTATATTTTCTATTACCCTTTCTACTACTTGGTATTATATTATTTAACAAATACATAAAAGATTTTTCATATGCACCAGCATTCCACATATTGTTTTGTGTATCGTCTTTTTCTGCTGCATCAATTGTTTTTATACAATTTAATGTACCAATAGAATCAATTGCAAATAATAAATCGTATGGTAATTCACCAGATTCTTGCATGTCTAAAAAATAATAAAAACATTTTGCTAAATCTTCAATTGATGCTTCATTTCTATTTTTATTTTGTTTTTTTCCAAATTCAGTCAAAAGATAATCATTATCCACTCTTATATAATTATCAAAATCAAAACCCAACTCACTTAATCGATAATTACCTTTACCCATATTATTTTCTGTATCTATTAGAATAGGTAAAATTCCCATTTTTTGAGATTCAACTAATGTTTCACAAATTGCTGTTGACTTTCCTGTATTTGTATGTCCACGAAATAAATTAACATAACCCTTTGCTACACCAGGAAGACCTGTTGCTTTTTTAAAACCTGAAGATAAAGTAATCCATTCTAATGGTTTATTGGGTACATCTTCAACATTTGCCTTTTTCTTAAAGTTCTCTAAAGAAAATGTTTTTTTGGGTGTTGGTTTTCTTTTATTTCCTTGAATACCATCACTATCTAAATTTAAAGAATCGTTTTTCATTATATATAAATTTTATTAAAATTAAATAAAAAAAAATCCAATTGGTATTTTAATCAACACCAATTGGATTTAAAAATAAATTAAAATGGTAAATCATCATAATCATCAGAATCCATATCATAATCAGAAAAATCACTTATTTCTGAATCATCATTTGAATCATTCTCATTCAAATCATCTTCATTTTCCATAACATCACTACCTAAATCAGTAGCATCATCATCATATGTTCCAACATCAGATTCGGTTATATTGCTTATTGTTACACGTGGATATTCAACATCCTCTAAATCAGAAGCATATTCAAAATTATCATCTTCAGTTGAATCTAAATTCATTTTACGTGTATTTGCTAATTCTTCCAAATCAGGTCTATTTGGAAATACCCAACGTTTATTTTTTGCATCAGTATCATCCCAATATGGATTAGTACCACTTACAACCATTTCTAAAAATTCAAATGGTGTTATATTTGGTGCTTTCTTTGGTAAGAAAACATCTCTCCAACTAATATCATCATCAAGCCATTGTTTCATCACAAGAGGGTCTTGTGATAATTTAGATTTTCCTCTTGCTGTAATTGCTGATATTGCCTTATAAACACGACCATTAAATTCACTATCAGTCATTATAATATTTAAATCAGTTCCATTATATGGGTCTGAAAAATCTGCTTGATTCATCATCATATAATCTTCTAAAATTGGAAGTAGTTTATCAAGAGTTCCTTGATTTTTATAATTGTGTTTAAATCTCCAAAATTTAACACCATCCTTTTCAGCACCTTTATCAATACCACGAATTATATAAAATTTCTTTGCTTCCCATTTAATGGCTTCTTTATATATTTCATCGTTTTTTGCCTTTATTCTTTTTTGAACATCATTCATTTCCTCTTTCTTAACACCAATTAATGATGGGTCTTGTTGTGATAATAGTTTTTTATACTTTGCACATAGAGGACATGGTGCTGGAACTAAAATTGGATTATTGTTTTGGTCTAACATAGGTTTACCATCACTACCAATTTTTGGAACTCTAGGGTCATTGTGTGCAGGACAATAAAGAATTGTACCATGCTTTTTTACACCACCCGCAATGTTTGTAGTAACAACATGAAAATAGGCTTCTTCAATATGTTTTCTACCTTGTTTTGGTGGTAATATTCTAAACGTTTCTTTCGTATTTCTAGGCACAAAATACTTAGCAAGAATATTTTCACGGGATGATGTTTTTTTGTTTGCTTGTGATTGTTTTTTTTGATAGTCAGCAAACATTTTTTTCAGTTGTGATAAATCACCACCTTGTGGTGATTTTCCTTCAGTTACATTACTCATAATTTCAGTTTTTTAAGTTACAGTTATTATTTTTACAATTAAAATTAAATTACAATACAAATATATTTCAGTTTTTTCAAATATACAAATAAATTCAACTAATAATTAAAAAAATCCATCATTTACTATTTCAAACGATAATGGTTGTTTTATATCAAAATATTCGCCCGATTTTAACTTAATTTGAATATAATAAACTTGTGGTATTAACCACGATGTATCTAAATTAAAATAATATCCAAATTTGGTTCTATTTACACTAGTAAATGGTATTACATCAATTTCATATCCATCACTAATTTTTATATATACTCTATATTCAATATTTAATGGAATAAAATTGTTTTGGTTTGTATACAATTCTTTAACCGATATTTTTATTTTCCTTATATCACCAGATTTTATTTGTTCAGATTCTTTAATTCCCCAAAAATTAAAATGATAATTTTCTAAATTTAGTTGTGATTCTTCATTAATTATAAAATATTTTTCTGGTGATATCAAATAAAATTTACTATAATAATTACTTTCAACTCCATTCATTGTTAAATTCCATTCATCTACAAATAAAACACTATCAGGATATTCATTTGAATTTATTTTATATTCAACAAAATAAATTCCATTACCAACATTCGTAATTGAATCACCACTAATGGTTTCAATAAAATTATTATTATTATCATATATATTTACATGATTAACAATAATTTCATTATTATTTAAAATACTAATAGAATTTGTATATAAATATAATCTATTTTTTTTATCTAAATAAAAATAATTTCTATCATCTAATATGATATCATCATAAATTGTTTCAACATACGGTTCATACCACGTGTTTGTTTTATTTGTATGAAAAGCAACTGCATGTCTAAAATCTGTTTCCAAAGATTCATATAAGTCTAAAAACTTAATCCCTAAACCAAAAGAATCACCACTAAAAACAGTATTACCACTATATTCATTTTCAAATAATCTTTGGTTTACATAATCAGTAATATCAATTTCAATATTTTCATTACCCTTTTCAAATCTTTGATTTCCAATAATTTCAGTATTACCAGTTGAATAAACACCATCTACATTCCAAAATAAATTTGTTTTTCTATTAAACCAATTGGATGCATGTTTTGATGATTTATCAGCAAATGTATCATCATATAATAAATCATAACCATTTCCTTCATCCCAATCTTCAGAAAGATTAAAAACTTCCAATTCAAAACTACTTGCTCTTTCAATCATTTCCGAATATGATTTTTTTCCAACATATTTTAAATCCCTACCAATTGTATTTGTCATGTGTAAAATATGTTTTTTAATATTGTTTTGAATAATAATACCCCTTTCTATTCTTTTTCTTAATAAAGAAAAATCAATATCAAAAATATATCTACTAACACAACCATCATAAGTACCATATGATATTTCGGTAACAGGATTTTGAGAATTATTTGTTGTATTATTTGTTATTAAAGTATTTGACTTTTTAAAATAACTTCTAATTCTACTCATAATGATAAATTTATTCTAATATAAATAGTAATATTTTCAACAACAACAAAAAAAGACTACAATAAGTAGTCCTTTTTCAAAAAAGAAATATTATTTAAATTTATTTTTCTCTATATTTTTTCCATAATTCAAAAAATTCTTCTTTTTCATCATCCCTTAAACTATTAAAATCTTTCTTTTCATATTCCTGATATTTTTTTATTTCATCATCATTATTATCAGAACTTTGACCACCCACAACCGATTTTGCATTATCAGAACCAACAATTTCTTCAGTTAAATCACCAACATTTATTGGCTTATAACCCAACAATTCATCTACCAATTCCTTTTCATTATCATATTCACTTGCTTCCTTACTTGCATTAAATTGTGCGCTTATTTCTGGGTCTTCTTTAACAGTATAATATTTAGGGTCTTCAGTTAAATGGTCTAATGCTATTTCCAATGCAATCATAGGGTCATTAGTATGTTCCATTTCAACCTTCATTCCCAATTTAATTTGTTCTGGGTCAAATTCCAATGGTGACTTATCATCACCAAGACCACCTTCAATTTGGTCACCGATTTCATCCCTTTTTTTTGCAAGATTTTCAATATCTAAATTATTTTTTTCAGTTGTTTCAATTTCTTCTTCTGATTCAATAATAAAACCACCATCAGTTTCTGAAAACCTCATAATTCTTTTCATGTTAGTATCTTTCAATGAAAATAGATATATTCTAAATCTTGTATATGGTTTTTTTGTATTCATATCAAAAGGCATTATAAAAGGTTTACCTTCTCTTGCTAAAACACCTATTTGAAATGTACCTTCTATTCCATTTACTTCAACAACATCACCAATATTAAGATTTTCATTATCTTCAGCATTCTTAATGACATCATCTTCAGATTCATTCATACTTCTTATATGTTCTTTAAATAATACAACGACTAAATCTCTTATCAAATTATGATATTTTTCTTTTGGTATTTTGAATTTATTAATACCATATTTATTAGTGATTATATTATCTGCTCTTTTTATTAAAAACGTTTTAAATTCATCACTAGTTGAATTAAAATACTTCCATTCAATATAATCAACATTTGTGTTTTTTAATTTATTTTCACTTAAATAATTATCAGCCCATGATGGATATACACGTGTTTTATTTTTAGCCATTCTCATTCCTTTTTTTCTTTTTTCGGGTTCTTTATTTAAATTAGAAATTCTATTTACTTCTCTTTCAACTTCAGATTTTGACGGAAAATAATTTGGATTTTTTTGTGTTTTATTTTTCATCATTAAATTATCAAATGCTTTATTATATAATTCATCATCTTCTGATGAACTTTCCATATTTTCATAATCTAAATTAGATATGTTTTCATCATCATAATCATTTTCTAAATCTTTATACTTCATTGCATCCTTATCACTATATTTATTTACTAAATTGGAATCATCATCAAAATCAATATCATTATTTAAATTATTTCCAAAATTATCATCATAATCTAATCCATCATCCAAATCTTCATCATCTAAATCATCATAATTAAAATCATCATCAAAATCATCATTATTTTCAGTAACATATGAATTTAATTCGGGTGAGTTTACTCTAAGATTCGGATTTGTTGGTTTTTCATCAACATAGGATTTATGATTTTGTAATTCTTCTGTACTTCTTTTATATGGAATATTATCAATTAATTTAATAACTTCATCCAAATCATCAACCTTTGATTTCATATCATCTTCAAAATTAATATAATTAGAAATAAAATCAATAATTTCTGTATTATAATCATCATTAAATTCTTTTAGTGTGTTTTCATCAATGTTTAATGAATCACCATCATTGCCCATAAAAAAATTAATTAATTTTGAATCTTCAATTTCAATTACACCATCAGTTTCCCTTTCAATAAATTCACTTTTGAAAACAAAATTAATTTCTCTATTATTTTCACCTAAACAATCAATTGTTGTATAACATTCATTTGATTCAATATCATTTGTTATTCTTTTAATTTCAATTTCATCATTAAGTAGTTGATTGAATACTATTTTTAAATTTTCTATTGGATTATTTATTATATTTTCCTCATTTAAAGTAATTTTATTTACTCTTTGAAGCATTTCAAATAATCTTTCTTTACTACCAATTGGACTAAAAACTCTCATAATTATTCAAATATTATAGGATTATTTTTACCATATTCTCTCATAAAAACTGCTGCTAATGCATTGGCTTCATTTTCAATATCACTACCATCATCATTTGAATTAACATCTAATTTATTTTCTAAATTCTGTTTATGATGGACTATTTCATGTGCTAATGTTCTTAAAACATCTGCCAAATTTCTATTTACCATTACAACAACAATTTCTTTTAAATCTGGTGTATATTTACCAAATGATTTCATTTTTTTTGCTGCAAAATCATCATTAGATATTTTTATATTTGGTAAATTATCCATAATATCCAATTTATTTCCAACAAAATTCACAAAATCATTAAGGATTTTCATTTTTTTTTCTGGTGATAATTTAGATTCATTAATATAATTAACTTTTTTAAATAAATCAAAAAATCTTTCTTTACTATGTTGATTTCCTTTTAACACCATCACTAATCAATTTCAGTAAAACTATTTTTTATATCAATTCTTGATTTTTGTGGTAAATCATCAAAATCTGCAATAAAAGTACCATCAGGTAATTCTCTAACACCATTTTCCATATTATCACCAGTATTATATTTATTATTAAACCAATTATTACTCCACATATCGTTTAAATTAAAATAATATGGATAACTAACATTTTTTCTTGATGTTAATTTTTCAACGGTTGATGGTTCACGAACTTCTTCCACATCAGAATTTAAAACATCCAATTTTGAATTTAACGATTGAACCATATTGTTAAGATTTTCCAATTCACTATGAATAGTTTTCATGGCTTCAATATTATGTCTAATAATATCATTTTGAATATTATCAACATTTTCTTGAGGTTCATTTACAGGTTCATTATTTAATTCATTATTTGGATTTTCATTGGGATTTTCTGCATCAAATGAAGGTATTGGCGTTTCTGCTGGAACTCCACCAGTATCATCCTCTTGTTTTTCAGGATTATTAATTTTTGGTTTTTTTTCTAAATTATCATCATTTACAACATCATCCGCTTCATTAGTATTTGGAATTTCGTCAAATTCATCTAAATTACTAATTGGTATATATCTAGCAGATTCGTTAATTTTATAATCTACAACATATTTTATTCTATCCAAATGCTTATCTATTGGATTTAAACTAATATTTTTTTTCATATGAATGTTATTAATAAACCTCTCTTAGTAATTGTTTACCATTTTCTGCAATAATGATTTTATCAAGACGTTCAATAATAGAATTATCACTTTTTTTTATAACCCTTTTATTAAATTCTTTATTTTGGGTTTCTTGATTTTCATTATCAATAAAATCGTCAATTACTTTATCAATTTTATTTTCCATAGCATTTATAATTTATTTATTATAAATACTACTTAACATTCATTTTGATAATATTGTAACTATATATCTTTTTAATTTGGTAAAATCAGGAAGTAGTTTTTTATATTTATTATAAATTTCACCATCAACATCATAATAACCATACTTATAACATCTATTAGAAATAGAAGTATTTAATAATTCAACATCAAATTGAAAAAACTTATAAATATTTAAATTAATACCCCATATTTTATTATCAAATAATACATAAATTATTTCATCTTTATACTGATAAAACAAATCTATTGTTTTTGGTAATACATCCATTAAATCTTCAACATTTCTTAAATGGAAAAAAACAGGGTCTAAATCAACATACATATATTTTGGTGAAAAATAAAATTCTGGTAATAAATTTATAAATTTCTCAATACCTTTAATGTGTGATGATTTATTCTCATTAAAAGAAAATTCCCAATACAGTTCATTGGTTATTATTTTCTTTTTTAGAATATCGGCATTTTGTATAATTTCATTATCTTGATTTGTTGATTTCATAAAATTCCATCCAACGTATAATGTTGGTAAAGATTTATCAATAATTGAATATTCAATTGGTTCTTTTATGTAGTTAACATAATCAACCATAATATGATTTACCAATTCATCTTCATAAATAATATTACCAATCTTTACCATTTTTTTAAATAATTTAAATATTTTAAATATTCACTAATTCCATATTCTAAACTCTTAAATTTAATAGAATAACCAATTTCTTTTAATTTATCAATTTTTGCTTCTGTAAAATTTTGATATTTATCTGATATACTATCTGGAATATCAATATACTTAATATTAGGTGGTATTCCTAAATTGTGAAAAATAATATTAGCAATATCATTAAACGACCTTGCAATTCCTGTTCCAACATTATAAATACCTGATTTTGGTAATCTATTTATTAAAAATATTATAACATTTACAACATCATCAATATGAATAAAATCTCTTTTCTGTTCACCATCCAAAATATTAAATGTGTTTGATTTAAATAATTTTACATACCCATTATCAATAATTTGATTATATATTTGATATATCATTGAAGACATTCTAAGTTTATATTCTTCAAATTTACCATACACATTAAAAAACTTCAAACCATACCAATTCTTAGGTGATTTATGTTCTAATTGTGACCATAAATCAAAATTATGTTTTGACCAACCATATAAATTCAATGGTTTTAATTTCCAAATATCCGATTTATCATCAAAACCATAACTACCATCACCATACGTTGCAGCAGAACTAGCATAAATTAATGTTATATCATATTTAGAACATAGTTTCCAAATAAACATAGACATACCTAAATTATATTCATAAAAAAGTTCACTATTTTCTAATGTAGTATCTGTAATTGCACCCAAATGAATAATAGTTTTAATACTACTAGCATTATTTGTTAACCAAATATAAATATCATTTAAACTTTCTCTTTTAGTATCAAGAATTTTAATTGGTAATTTATTATTCGTTATAGAAAATTCAAACACTAAATTTCTACCAATAAAACCATCACCACCAGTAATTACAATCATAATTTCTTTATTTTATTAATAATATCGGTTGTTGATTTTCCGTTTGTTTTTGGATAATAAACAACACCATATTTTGAATACTCAGAACCAATAACTGTTTTATTTTTATATTCATCACCAACAACCATACAATCAATTTTTAAGTTCTTTATATAATTTTTTAATTCATCATCCGTATTAAATATAGCAACAACATCAACCATATTTAAACTTGACATTATTTTAACTCTTGTTTCTAAATCATTTATTGGACGATTATCCCCTTTTAATTCTTTTATACGTTCATCACTATCTAAACCAACAAATAGTTTATTTAATTTATTTTGTTTCTTTTTAGTAACACCATATCTTTTTGCAAACCACAATAAATCAATATGACCACTATGAAGAATATCAAAACAACCATTTACCCAAACTCTCATAATTCATCAATTTTTATTGCCTTATCATCTATTAATAAATCAAAGGCTGGTTTATTATTCATTATTAATTCATTATATTTACAACCCCAATCAGATAGTTGTTTTTTTGTTAAATTAGTCCAATCTAAACCACTTTTCATACCCCTTCCTGTCCAATATATTATTATATTACCATCATCATATAGTTTATTTACCTTTTTGATGTTTTCAAAATTTGGTATTGAATTAACATAATCATTTCCATTCGTATAACATATTGTATTATCAATATCTACATAAATTATCATGATTGACTATCACCCTTTCTTATTCTATAACTATCAAAATCAAAATGTTGTGTTGATATTTCAATAATTTCACTATCTTCCAATGCTATTATTTGATGTGGGTCACCCTGTTCAATATGAATAACATCACCAATATTAAGTTCTCTTGAATATTCAGTAGCATCATTAGTATCAATATAATTTAATATTAATTTTCCTTTATTTACATAAAAGGTTTCTTCTTTTTTTAAATGGTAATGCATACTAAATTTAGAACCAGATTTAAATTGAAGTATTTTACCACAATAATTTTCATCATTATGTAGTATTATTTCACGACCCCATTTTTTCTCAACAATAGATTCAAAATCCAAATCATTTATGTTTAAAATTTTTATCATATATTACTTTTATTTATAACACCAACACCTTTTTGGGAAACAACCCAAGAAGCACATTTATTTGCAAAATTAATTGCTTTTGGAATATTTCCAAATTCTAAATAATTTGCCACAAAACCTGCAAAAAAAGTATCACCAGCACCCGCTAAATTAATAATAGCATATTGTTGTTCAACATGATATAAAACATCATTATGTCTAGCACCTTCATCCCCCAAGGTAATAATTAATTCACCCTTAAAATC